GATATCCATCTTTTCCGTATTGTTCAAGTTGCCGTTCTCAAGCTTTTTATAGATTTTTTCCAATTTAGCAAGACTGAGTGCATGACTAAATGTAGCAATAGTTGTACCATTTGTATACTTTTGATTTAGATTATTTATGATTTTTTCCATTTTGTTGTCTCCTTTATCTGAAGATGTTATTGTATGTGATTGATTTACCTGTTGATTCTGTAGTACTACAGATGTAAGTGTTATTTCTTGATCTTGTGTAAGCGACATAACAAAGATTTCTATTCCTTAGAAAGTCATTTGCGTCATTGTAAAAAAATACCTCGTCCCATTCAAGTCCTTGTGATTTATGAACTGTGATAGAATATGCTAATGAAAAGTCTCGTGGTTGATGTTCTTCTTCATTTGTGATAAAGTCAAGCGAATTGTAAGATTTTCTATGACTTGGATATAGCCGTGATTGTACTACATAATCTTTACCCTCCTTTGTGACATCGCATAGTTCGTTGTTGAAGAATTTGTATTCGTATGTACCATCCGATTTCTTCACTTTGATGTTCTGTGTTGCTCTTACAGGAATTTTCTTTTGCTTTACAGTCAAGATATTTTCCATGCAATTCTCAGTAGTTCCAGCTATTGTCTGTAAGCAGTAGGTATTCCAATCACGAACAGTCGCATTCATAAATGCTGGAATGATCATATTAGCGTCATTAGCAAGAGCATTATTCAGAAGCGCTTTGAATTGATTAGCACTATAAAGGTGGGGGAATTTGCCATTTAGAATACTGCTCATTCCATTGACAACTGTCTGTGAACAACGATGATTATTTTTTAGTTCAAATTGTTGGTAAAAGCACTGATACAGGCATTGCGTTTGCAAGCTTTGCTACTGTAGACTTGCCCTGTACCTCAGTAAAAATCTGAGAAACTACCTTTTCTGGGAACTTTGTTCCTGCTGATAATGTTGCCATAATTTAGGCCTCCTTCTTAACCATATTTCGCAGAGCTTCTTTTAAGTCTGCATTACTATTAGTTGCTTCTCCGCTTGGCTCTGTTGATGCCATTGGAGCAGGTGTGCGCTTAACTGTGAACTTCGAAAGAGTCTCTGCACATTTACGAATATCTTCCTCTGTCTCTCCATTAAGCATTGATGTCAATTCGAATGGTAATCCAGTCTCGTGTGCAATTCTGCTCTTAACCGATGCAGTCTCGTAATTTTTGATTTGACCCTGTAAATCTAAAATGGTCTTATCTGTTTCTGCATACTTTGCTGAATTCTCTTCGATTGATCTACGAAGTGAAGTGTTCTCTTCACCAAGAGCCTCAATTTGCTTCTGAAGCTCAGCTGTGGCTTCAGAATGCTTAGCATTTAATCTGCTGATTCGCTCCTGGATAGCTGAATCAAACTGTTCCTGTGTTTCAATTACCTGAAATTCTCTTTCACTCATTTTTTGTTTCCTCCGACTTTTAGGTGCCTAACCTTTTAATTGTTCCGACTTTTAAAGGTGCCTAACCCATTTAAAAAAGACCTCCTATTGGAAGTCTTTAATAAATCATCTTTTGTGGCTTGCGTTCTTTAGCCTGTGCGCAGAATGCATACGCATAAATCACTGAGTCAAGAATTGCAATATCCATGTCCTGAATCAATGACTCATACCCAAATCCACCATTTGAGCCAATGTTACGCTTTTTGCAGTTTGTAACTATGGTATCTAATGTTTGCTGTGGAGTATGGACAATACCATTCTGGAATACTGCCTGTTCAAATACAGCATTTGCGTTAATTACCTGAGCTACTGTTGGAAGTGTAAGATGCTTAAGCTTAGCATCCTTCATAGCATCTTCTATCATCTGCTGACCGTTCTTTCCATCACAGATAACCTCTGCGTAATCTAATCTGCCAAGCAAATCGATTATCCAACCAACACCCTGAGTTGTTGGCTTGCAGTATAAGGATTGAACGAACACCTTATCATCAGTAGTCTTACAAGCTATTGATAATGCTGTATTATTTCCGTCTTTACCAAATTTGATACCGACATACAGTTTTCCTTTAAGATTTTCTATATTAAATTGTTCAGCCTTGGTTTTGCTCCAAATCTCTTCTGGAATAGCTGAAGCTTGATTATATGTAAACCACAAACCTAAACGCTGAATATTGAAATCAACATCATCGCTACCAACCTCATCCTCAATACTTCTCTCAGTAAACACATACCCTAAAGAAGGATTAGTTCTAACCCAAGCATCTGTATCATTTGGATCTGTTTTCTCTTCAACGGCCCATTCAGCCCAACCGCTATTTCTAGCGTTACCTGCTAGAACATTCTTCCTCATATTTTGAAAAACTGTTCCTGAGCTGACCGCAGTAGGTGGTGTTCCGCAGAAAAGTGTCTGTGGATTCTTGCTATCAGTTACGACATACTTTAGTGAACTCTCCTGATCATCTTGATACTCTTGGGCCTCATCAATAATAAGAAGGTCGAAACCTTCACCAAGACCGCCCTTTGATGTTCTTGTACGGAATGAAACCTTTCCGCCAGTCAATCTGAGTGTCAATGCTTCAAGTCCATTTGCTTTGTAGGAATCGTACAACTCTTCTTCTGGTACTTCATCTTGTTTTCTTGCTTCATGTGCTTTAATAAAACCTAGCGAAGCAAGAGCGCTATCACATCGCTCAAAAAAAGAATGTGATGTAGTAGTTCTATGGGCTGTATAAAGGATTTTCTCACCATTCATAAGTCCAAATAGAATTCTCATAAGAATAATCTCTGATTTACCATTTCTTCGAGGTATTGAATACCCGAACTTTGTATGAACCCAAAGATTGTCCTCATTTACTGCCAGGATCTGGTCCAGCATCAATCTCTGCCATTCCTGAGTCGTGTTTCCTGTCTTGTCGTAAAGTTCGCAAGCTTGGGAGCCAAGACTTCTCCCTAAATCTTCTGTGCTGCTTAAGTAAACGCAAGTAGTCGGAGTCTGAATGCCCTTAAGTGCCATACAGTCCTCCTATCTATATCATGGGAATGCCCCTTGATACCTATTTAATAACTTCTTTCTTGCCAGACTTGTTGAAATAATCTAGCTTACAACCACATCCATCATGGAAGCCCCAAACCTCATCTGGAATATCTGGATAAGTCCAGGTACCAGCCCATTGATTACAATACTCACACTCATCTTTTCCAGAATGCAATCCTTTCTTATCGTTGGTTCTAACACAAACCATTTTCATTCCGGCTTTGCCTTGGAAATTAAGGTTCTCTCTTTGAGTATGTGCTACCATCTGTCGGCCAAATGTATTGACCGGCTGTTCTATCGCATTGAGGACCTTTTCTGAAGGTGTTGATTTAACCAGCTCTACTATTTCATCTATCTTGTTATCAGAGAATCCTCTAATGGGTTTTATGCCAATTCCGATAGCATCATTCATAGCCTTTTGAGCTACCATTGCTGCATCCGTGATCAACATAAAATCTCTGTCAAGCAAAGGTCTTATTAACTCTTCTGCTGTGCTGGAAGTTATCAAATAGCCTCCAGCCTCAGCAGTAGTTAATGTTCTAAGTAAAACTTTTTGAACTGCTGCAGAATAGTTGTAAGCCTGAGCATAAGTCAGAATGTTCTTACTGTATTTACCTGCTAGATAATCTACCTTTAAGTTGTCTTCAAATAACTGTCTTACAAATACTGCATCCATGTTCTTTAGAATCCTACTAAGTTATACATTTTGTCTTCAGTTACATATCCTGGCTTAGCCTGTTCCATCTTCAATATACCATCGCCAATACCAGAGAGTGCAGCTGCATCCGGAACGAATACTGGAGCCCATACACATTCTGTTTTATAGAACTGAGCTCTGCTGTAGTTCTGTTTATCTCTAAGACAGCAAGCAAGGTACCCCACGTTTAGGAATCCACTTCCAAGTGTTCTCTGTGCTTTTGTTGCTTTGAGCCTCAAATTCTCGTGGGATGCCTTGATTGCTTCTGCTGTTGAAGGGTTAACCCCGACAAAGCCTAAATCATCTGTAGTCAGTCCTGTTTCACCTGCAAACATTCCAGCCAACATTTTGAGTTGTTCAACATGTGGCTGCATTGAAGCAGCACTAAACTGTCCTACTGTAGGTTTATCTCCGTCTTCATCCTTATAGATCGCAAGGAAATTAGAAAGAGTAGCGCTAACCTTATTAAATTCCGCATCCTCTGATAGTCCTAAGACATACTTCTGAGGGAATGCGTAAAATTCAGAAGCAATTTCGCTTCTAAACATTGTTCTCAGAGCTGACTGAGTTAAATCCATACATGAACGTGATATTCTTGAATGTCCAAATGGCCTTTTTGCATCAGGTCTGTTAATGATTGGCACCAGCAATGGGTAATCCACTCCATTTAGATATTCTTCATATCCATTCTCAAACTGGCTACTGTAGTATGTTGTCATACCTGGTTCAAAGTAAGCAGTCAGTGTTGGATTGTCTTCAGTATCTCTCTCAAGAACTGCATAGCCTTCTTTTAAAAGGCCTGTAATCGGATCTATACATCCAGTAGCATTAGCTGCGTCAATAACCTGAAGTCTTGGAAAGCCATTCTCATCTTCTGATATATATACAAAAGAACATGATGCAATCATCGCTGAAAGAATAGCCGAATCAAATAGTATATCCTTGTTATTGAGATTAAAAATGCTATTGATGTCAAAGTTATCTTCTCTAAATCCATTGAAGAGCAATCTGTCTGCCATTGAATCTGCTGCAGTCGCACACCAGCCTAAAGTGTGGCTCATCCATGAATACGACTTAGGCAAAAGCTTTGACATGTATACCACTCCATTTTTCATTTCATAATATTCATATCTTTTCAACACCCTTAAGCGTTTCTGCTCAAGTTGCTGACTCAAATACTCTTTTCCTTTAAGAGCCATATGCCCTCCTAGTAAAATTTTAATAATAATTAAGGGTACCCACTTTTTGAGTACCCTTTGTTTGCTAATGGAACATTTAGTGGACAATCTACTTACCTAAATTTGTATTTAATTTGGTTTATCATCATAGTAAATAACCCCTCTACCCAATAATGATACAGTAGAACCAG